GTGGGCGTTCCGCCCATGCGGGGGATGGCTCCCCCGCTCCCCCTGTTAAGAGGGATTATTCAAGAAAAGCGACGCGCCGAGGGACCAATACGCATGCCCAGCCACGTTGTTGACGTTCAGGTAGCGCCCGCATAACGCACCGTCGACGCAGCAGCCGCCGACAATCGGAACGGACACGATGGCCGGGTTGTAGTAGTGGTAGTCGCAGTCGTAGGTGGCCTCGCTGCCGCTGAGAACGGTGGGGAACAGGCCGTGCTCGGTCTGCTGGGCGTTCTTCACCCATCCGCCGCCCGCAGCAGTTGCGCTGATGCCCTCGCGGATGGCAGAGAATCCTGCGCCGGTCAGGTTGTAGCCGTCGCCTTCCGGGGTCATCTTGGCTTTGTAGGTGCCGTTGTCGTAGATAAGCCCCACGATTCTGTCCCAGCGGTCTCCCCAGAAGTTCTCCATATGGAACACCTTCACGGCAGAAAGCGTGTCGCTGGTGCCGTAGAACTGTCCCTTGTTGATGAGCGTGCCGGTGGTCAACAGGTCAGCTGCGCTCGCGCCGCCGGTGGTGTGTCCCTGTCCGAACACTGCCTGAATGTTGGTGCTCTTGCCCAGCAGCACAAGAAGGTCGTGGATGAGATTCCAGAAAGCCCATGTCTCGATAGTCCATGCGCCGCCGTTGGCCTGCGCAGCGGTCAGCTCCGCCGTGGCAGTTGTGCTGGACGTGGGCGCGAGACCAGAAATGGAGCGCAGCTTGCTGTCCACGATGCTGCCCTCGAACATAGCGCCGTAGGCGAAGGGGGCGATGGAGCCGTCCGGACGTGTGTGGGCGTAGGCCTTGTAGCTCTCGTCGTACTGGCTCTCGCAGAAGATGACGTAGCGGTAGCCGTTCTCGTGGTAGCGCTTCACCCACACCAGAGGGATGGCGCTCATGGCGTTGCCCGCGAAGGCGGTGTTTGCCACGTCGCTGTCAGCTCCGGTAACGGCGCGCAGTGCGTAGTTGTCCGGGTTGAGCTGATAGGCCACGCTGCCGTCATTGTTCACCATGCAGGGGAAGTTATCCCGCACCACCCAGAAGTCGCCCCAGCTGCCGTAGCTGAACGTGCCCGCCGTGTAGTTCATGGCCGCAGGGGTCATGCCCACCGCGTCGAACAGGTACTCCACGCGGGAGCTGGGGTTGCTCTCGCTCTCCTTCACGCGGAAGCCGTAGCGCTTTGGGCGCTGCCCCTGCAGCTCCGCAAGGATGCTGTCCGCCTTGGCGTTGATGGAGTTTGCCGTGGTCTGCACGGTGTCCGCTTTGCCGTTGGTGTTCTCAGCCGTCGCCTTCACACTGTCCAACGTCGCCTTGTCTGCCACATAGATTTTGCTCATGGTCGTTTCCTCCTTACTCGGTCACGACGTACAGGCCGCCCGCGTCATAGCCTACGCTGAACGCCACGGTGCTGCCGTCGTCCAAATCTGCTTTCCCGGCAAACAGTGCGCTGTGCGCATCCGTTGCCTCGTCGTGGGTCTTCACGCTGCCGGACTTCTCGTAGTCCATCTCAGGCAGGTTTTCAGCAGGCACCTTCTTGTCTCCGCCGAGGGGGGCAACGCCTCCTGCCGCGCCGACATCCTGCTGCATCAATGCGCCTTTCTTATCTCCGGTAGCCATGGGTTATACCTCCTCCAGTGTCAGTCTCCCGCCTTCTACGACGAGGGAATAGCCGATGCCGGTGGCGATGTCCACCAGCGTCATGTCGGTGGCTTCCATCTCAGGCTTCACGCCCAGAATGTAAAGCCGCCCGTCCTCTACGATGAGCGCGTACCGGTCTCCGGTGCTGCGGTCTGCAAGGACGATGTTATACACGCCTTCCACCGGTGGGGTCTTTACGCTCTCGGCTTCCGCCTGCGCCACGCCCGCCCAGTATTTGGCATTGTTCTCGTCCTCGCCCTCGCGGGTGTTGGTGCCGCCCACAGCCCAGCTCTCGCTGCGCGTGCCGCTGTTTTTCGCGTCCTCCGCCTCGTCCGTCGCCGTCTGCGCGGCTATTTCGGCTTCAGCGGCCTCTGCCTCGGATTTGGCCTGCGCGCTCTCTGCGGCGATTTTAGCGGCCTCGGCTGCCGCCTGCGCCGCCGCCGCGTCCGTAGCCGACTGCTGGGATGCCTCCGCCTGATTGGTGGCTACCTGCGCCTGCTCAGATGCCGTCTGCCTGTCCCGCTCGGTGGCCGCTGCGTCGTCCGCCGCGCTCTGGGCATCCGCTGCCGCCTGCTGCGCTGCAGCTTCCGCCGCCGCCTGCGCGGTCTCCGCGCCTTCCTGCGCCGCCTCTGCGATAGCCAGCGTCTCTGCTACCACCTGCCCGCGCAGAGTGTCCACGCTGAACAGGTCTTGCCACGCCTCGTCGCCGTCGCGCATCCACTGCACGACTTCGTTTTCGTAGCGCATGCTCACGCCGTCGCCCTCGTCGCCCTTCAGCCCGGCAAGCCACTCTTCCTCGGTGCCCTCGTAGCCGTGTTTCACTGCGATGCCGTAGGCGGACAGGTAGTATCCCTGCTCCACAGCCTCGCCGTCCGCCGGGCGAAAGTGCAGCGCGTACCAGCGCATATACTCTCCGAAGAAGGCGTTGAACACCTGCATGGTGTTCTGGTACTTGTTGTACTCGCCGTTGGCGAAGTCAATCATGGCAGTGAGGTACGCCCAGTACAACTTGTCGTGGGGCGGCTCCACCAGCAGCTTCGTGTTGGCATTGGTGGTGTAGTCGTATGTGATGATTTCCTCCAGCGCCAGCAGCATCACTTCGGTTTGCACGAGGCCTTCCACCTCGTTCACCCACTGGGTTTTTGTGGCCGTGTCGAAGGCGTTGGGCTTGATGTTGTCCGCCATGCCGATAACGCCGGATAGGGTCATAGCCATATCGCTAACCTCCTTTCCTCGTAGTGTGGAAACAGGGCAGCGGCATCGAGCCGCCGCCCTGCGTTGGTAGTTATGCTGCCCCGGTCTTATCAGCCGGAGATGAGCTGAGTGCCGCCGGTCACGCCGCCCACGGCGAAGCCGCGCCAGTCATTGAAGCCAGCGATGAAGCGGGCGTAGCCCTTCCATACATTGGCATCGTTGCTGGAAAGTTCGCTGCGTACCTCCAGCTGTACGCGGTCGAGCCACACGGCGGAGCCGTATTCCTCGTTGTACTTGCTGTCCAGCAGCACCCAAGGCTTGGTGCCAGCGGTGATGAACTGGTTGAGGTAAGGCCACACGATGACATTCCAGCGGCCGAAGTTGTAGTTGAAGCCGTTGTTGGCAGTGTTGGGGTCTTTGTCTGCGCCGATGGCAGCGAATACATCGCGCTTCAGGGTGTACTCGTTGGGGATGAGGATAGTGGTGGGTGCCACATCCAGAATCTCCTCGTTATCACCACGGAAGTCCTGCATCGCAACTTCCATAGCGGCCAGAGCATTGTTGCTGAAGGCATCAGCGAACATATTGCTCTGGGTCTTCTTGCCCAGCTTGGAGGGATGCGCCTTGTCAAACAGGCACTTGCCGTCCGCAGTCTTGGTGTCGAAGGTCTTGCCGCCGAAGTTCATGGTAGTGGCGCCGCCGATGGCAGCGCCCAGAAGGGCAGCGCCGAACTTCTCGCGGGTGCGGTAGTAGGAAGTGATGAAGCCTGCGGGCTGCTTCTTCAAGTCCATGAGCTTCGCATCTTCCACGATTTCACGGGACAGGGAGAAGGAGTTCTTCCAAGTCATGTGTTCGAGGAACTTGTCGAAGCCTTCCTGCATGCCGTCAGTGGGATACTGACCGTTCTCGCCCACGGGCTTGAAGCCGTCCATGGCGGTCATGGTGGTGAATTTCTCGCCCCAGTGCTTGCTGGTGCCCATGCTGAACAACTCAGGAAGCATAGAGGCCTGTTCAAAAGCCTCGCCCCTCTTTTCGAGGAACATACGGATTGGAGCCTGAGATTTGCCGAAGATGGAATCCTGAAGGCCGGAGCCTTCGGTAAAAGTGATATTAGCCATTATGTCTGTCTCCTTTCGTCAGATTAGAAGCGCACGCGGCACATAGAGCCGCTGGCGGTGCCGTCCATGTAGACCACTTCGGCCACGCCGTCAGTGGTAGTGGCGGTCACGCTCATGCCGTCGGATGCGTGCAAAGTCACCTTGCTGCCCAGCTTGATGCTGGTGGCGGCAGCGGAGAAAGTGGTCTCGAAGACCATATCCTTGCTCACGCGGATGACGGGGATGATGTCTCCTGCAGTGCAGGCGCTGTCCTTCTCACACATGGAGATGTAAGTGGGTGCAGTGGTGCCGGTGGCGATGGCGAGGTTGCCAGCGCTCTGCACCAGCGCCATGCCCACCTTGGGAGTGATAGCCCCGCAGGGCAGATACTCGATGCCGGGCACTCTGCCGTCATCGGTGGAATGAACTTTGAAAGCCATAGTAAAATGCTCCTTTCGTTATTTCTTCACATACTTGTTGTAGTGCTGCTGGATTTCCGCGTCGGTGGCGTTAGGGTTGAAGGCGCGATAGGCCTCCTTCACGTCCGCCGGTACGGATACAGCGCCCGCTCCTCTGGTGGTGGTTTGGCTCAGATGCTGCTTGCTCTGGGCAGCGTTGATGGCAGCCTGTCTGGATGCCGCCGCTGTGCTGCTGGTCAGAGTGTCGTAGTTCGCCAGTTTGAAGGCATCCACAAGGTTGTTGCCCTTCTTCACCAGTTCGTAGAACTTGGGGTAGGTCTCCATCTTGGCGATGTCCTTCAGCTCCTTGATGCTGGGGTCGATGGCACTGATTTCCTTCAGCTGCTCATCAACTCGCATCCGCGCCTGCTGTTCCTGCGCCTGCTTCGCGGCTTCCTGCGCCGCCTGCTGCGCCTGCTTCGCCTCCCGGACTTCCGGCAGGTTGGCAACGAACTCGTTGAACTCAGCGTCCGTCATGCCGCTCTTCTTCAGAACGCGGGCTTTCTTCTCAGCCTCGAACTGCGCGCGGTACTCGTCGTACTCCGCCTTCGAGGTGATGGGCTTCTTGGTGTATGGGTTGGTCAGCCCGCTGTTCTTGAAGGCCTCGTCGATGGTGCGCTGGGCTTCCGCCTGCGCTTCCTGCTTGGCCTTCTCGATAGCAGCATCCCGCTCGGCTTCAGCCTTTCTTCTGGCTGCCGCAAAGCGTTTGCGCTCTTCAGGGGACTGCTCAGTGCCCTCACCGGCACCGTCGCCGGTGCCGTCAGCGGTCTCTTCCGTTTCGGCAGGGTCGGCGACTTCCTGCTCTTCTTCGCCTTGCGTCTCCTCGGTCTCGCTTGCAGGGTCGGCGACTTCCTGCTCGTTTCCGCCTTCGTCGATACCGAATACTGCGCCGTAGTCGATGGTGTCTTCCATATTGGTGCTCCTTCTGCATTTTTGCGCTATTGCTGCGAATATTTTGCGGGACAGTCTGTTCCCGGCCTTCATGCCACCGGGGAGCGCCGGGCGGTCTTACTTCTTGCCGCCACGCAGGTCGTTACCGGTCTTCACGGTGCTGTTGCCCTTCTTGCCGCCAGCGGGCAGAGGAGCCTTGACCTTCTGAGCGCCGCTGTTCTGGATGCTGCCAGCGTATCCCTTCTTGTTGCTCATCTTCTCGTCCTCCTTTCCCGGTTGTTCTCCTGCGTTCCACCGGCGTGCGGCGGGTGTCCCACGCCCGCCGCGTGCCGGTGTTCAGGAGGCCGCGCTATACGCGGATATGAGATGATTGCTTATATTTAGACAGCTCCGGGCTGTGCCGGTGCCGCTGTCTGCTGTCGTGCTGCCGCAGCAGCGTCCTGCTTCGCCTTCTGGATGACGGCCTGCGCCATGCGCGGGTCGATACCGTGCTGCTGGGCAGGCTGCTGCGCCTGCTGTTGGCGTGCCTGCATCTGCATCTGCAGCTGCTGCATCATCTGCTGCTGCGCCTGCTGCTTCTGCAGTTCCTCTTCCAGATAGCTGCGCGTCTCTCCCGCTCCGGGGTAGTGGAGCATTTCCATCTTCGTCCAGAACAGGATGAGCGTCTGCAGGCTTGCCGGGTCGCCGAAGGCTCCCGTCTGCAAATTCATGCGGGTTTCCTGCCACATGGCCTCGCGGTTGGATGCCAGCGGTGCCGAGGTGTCGCAGGAGAACAGGAACTGGTCGTTCCAGCACCACTCACCGGCAGCGTCCTTCTCTAAGAAGTCGTACCGGTTGAAGGTGTCGTACTTGGCGTTGCCGTGGATGTCATTGGAGACGACGGGGCGCGGCTCGTCAGTGTAGGCCAGTCGGAACTTGAACATAGCCTCGAACAGCGCAGCGTAGGCAGCGTCCTTCATCACGCGCTTGCTCTCCAGTCGTCCGGCACTCTGAGCTGCTGCGAACTCCTTGGCCTTGCCGCTGGTGGCCGTGCGGTCTGCACGGCCTTGGAAGCTGTCGGTAATGCCGATGACCTGCCGCGCCTCCTCGTACACTTGGTTGAGGTACACGAGGTCGTATTCTACGTTGCCCTGCAGGTCGTAGACATCAATCAGCGCTTTCGTTGCCGCATTGCCGGGTCGGATGACCTTCATATCGTCAGCGTCCACCTTGATGCTGGCCTCGTCCGGCAGCGTGATGTAGCTGCCGCTCTTGCACAGCTTGTCGATGATTTTGGCCTCGATGCGGTTGGTGGTGTTCTGCTGGTCTGCGATTTTGTCGATGTCGCTGTCGCCGAGGAATCTGCCGTACACGCTCACGTTCTTCTGCAGGATGACAGGAAAGATGTCCGGCTTGTAGAACGGAATGCGGGTCGGCTCCTCGATGACTTCCATCACCGGCAGCCCCAGCTCGTCAAACTCCGTTTCCGAGGGCACCGCGCGCTTCACTACGCCCGGAATCTGTCCGCCGCCTGTCAGGTCGATGGGGATGTAGACCTCCTCGAACTCTTCCTCGGTCTCTTCCCAGTTGCTGGCTCCGCAGTACGGGCATGTCTTGCCGCCGCCTCTGCGGTGCATAGGCTTGGCAGGCTCCAGCGCCGCCGCTTCCAGCTCCTCCGCCGAAACGAGCGAAGCGCCGGGCAGCTCGCCCGGTGCAAAATCACCCTCTGCAGGCTCCGATGCCAGCGGCTCTACCGCGCCGCACTTCGTGCAGCGTCTCAGTCGTCTGGCCTGATAGTCTTCGAGGTCTTCCAGCTCCGTGTCGTTCACCCAGCTGTACAGGCCGATGCCGCCCTTGTCGTTGCGGTAGTAGGCGATGTACTGGGTCACGAGGTCGTCTGCGGTGTTGTCGCCGTCGCTGCCCTTGATGTCAGGCTCCTGCTCCGTCTCGTCCTTCACGTCCACGCCGTACTTCCGGCGGATGTACTCCTTGGTCTGGGGGATTTTCAGGATGATGTAGTCCATGTCCTCCACGCCGGTGTATACGCCGTCCTGCGGGATGATTTGCTTGGGGTGCATGGTGGATACCACCAGCTCGCCGATGGTGGAGTGCGTGCGCCGGTTGTTGTCCCATTCCACAAGGAAGGCAGCGCCGCCCTGAATAGGCACCGTGCGCTCCATCATGTCATTGAGCTGTTCAAAGGGCAGTCTGTCCAGCTCGTTGCGCAGCATGTCCTCGATGAGTTTTGCCTTCAGCTCATCCTTCTGGCGGCGGGCAGTCACCTTCGGCTGGGGGATGTTGCTGTCGGTCTGCGCCTCGATAAGCTCCGCGCAGATGTTGCGCACATGGGGCGTGGTTTTCTTCCGCTCTCCGGCCACGATAGTCTTCAGCTCGTCGGTGCCGCGATACAGTGCCTCCCGCTCGTCCATGCGCGAGATTTCGCCGTCATAGGCGCTCTCGTTGCTTTTCAGACGTTCCTGCCACAAGTGCAGCTTCGTCTGGTCTGCCTTTTTCTTCTTCATGTCGTCCTCCTATCGTTGGGGTCGTCCCCAGCGTTTTATCAGCATCTCCCGCTCCGCCGGGGAAGCATTTTCGTAGTCCTCCCACTGGGATGCCGTCCACTTCACGCCCGCCGCGCCGTTCTGCCACTTGGTGTAGCGCTGCTGCGGCCTGATGTAGTGGGCGATGGCAAGGCTCATCACGCAGTCATCGTGTGCACCCGCCTCCGCTTCCGGCTTCCAGTCTTCGCCGCGCACGAAGGTCAGCATTTCCTGCAGCGTGGTCTGGTCGTTCACGATGGTGATGTCCTCGCGGGTGGCCTTTATCAGCTCAGAAATGATAACAGGGCGGGTCTTTGTTCCCGTCCAGAATCCGAAGCTGTGCTTGACGTTGTGGGTGTAGTCGTCGATGGTCTCCCGGACGTACTGCTTTGGGTAGCGCAGACGTTCCAGCTCCATGACCGGGTAGGTGGAGAAGTTCGTCTCGATGCCCACCAGCGCCGTGTTATAAAACACGCCGAGGCAGTAGACCTGCCGGGCGAATACGTCCTCGTCGAATTGGTGGCGCAGCATGCACACCTGCTTGCCGGTGCGATTGTCCAGCACCTGCGCCACGAAGCTGTCGCTGCCGTTTCCGGCGGTGTCGCCGCCGATGACATACGGCACGTCCTTCTCCGGCTCCTCGTAGATGCGGATGAAGCCGTCCTTGTCGTCCACCCACTGGATGTCTGTCAATTTCAGCCCTGTATCGGTGAAGGAGAAATACCCGGTCTTCTTCGGCTGGATGTTCTCCTGCAGCCGCCGTGCCACAGCCTTGCTGTTGAATACGCTCTTGCCGGTCACGCCCCACATGCCGAGGCAGTAGACCATGTAGTAATACTCATCCGTCTCTTTGAAGGCCTCCAGCGTCTGGATGGCCTCCTTGGACAGAAAACGGTTGTCCTTGTAGGTGCTCTCGTGGGTGCGCGTTCTGTCGATGGCCTTCTTGCGCTCTACCGGGTCTTTGATGTCGAAGTCGAAAAAGCGCTTCTTCAGCCAGTGGGTGATGCTGATGGGGTTGAAGCTCAGAATGATTTGCAGGTAGTACGGAAAATTCGTTCTCAGTCGGATGTCCAACTGGTTGAAGTCTCCCTCCAGCAGCTCGCTGGCCTCTTCAATCCAAACACCGGTGATGTCGTAGATGGACTTCAGCTTCTCCACGTCGTCGAGGCCTGCGAACAGTATCTCGCTGCCGTTCTTGAAGCGGATATACATGTCGCTGCCCTTGCCGCGCGGGATGAAGTCGATGTGCTCGGAATAGTAGTCGTAGGCCTGCCCCTTCAGCTGCTCGAAGCAGCTCTCGCGGATGGTCTTCGCCACTTTGCGGCATACCAGCCACCGGTGCCCCGGCTCCGACGTTACCCGCTCCAGCACCTTGCGGCCTGCAAAGATGCTCTTGCCGCTGCCGCCGCCGCCCTTCAGTACCAGATACCGGTGCGTATCCGCGAATAGTGGCATGAAGGTCTCGTTGTTGGTCTCGCACAGGCCGTTGTACCACGCAGCTATCTCATACAGGCGGTCTATCTCTTTCTTTTTCACGGCTCCTCACCAGCCTCTTCTTCTGCGAGGCTGTGTGCTGCTGCCGCCGCCTGCGCCGCCGCAATGACGGCCAGCTTCTCCTGTATGCTCAGCGGCTCCGAAGGCAGGCTCTTCCGGGTCTTGTCGCCCAGCTCCACTTCCTGCTTCTGCCGCCAGCCGTAGTTGTTCTGCAGGTTGAAGATGATGCCCTGCAAGCCCTTCTCGCGGGTCAGCAGCTGCTCTTCCAGATAGGCCTCGATGCGGGCGCGGGTCGTCTCCGTGATGCCGGAGAACTCCGGGTGCTGCTGCGGGTCGCAGTAGTTCTGCCATGTGCTCCGGTCTATGCCCAGATACAGGCACATGGAGCTGATGGACGGCGGCACGATGTATTCCGTCAGCTTGATTTCCTCGCCGTCATCGTTGAGAATGGCGCGTCCAAGGCCGTCTTTTGCCGGAACTGTGCGGCTGATGCTGCGGAAATACCGCTCGATTGCCTCGCTCAGTGCCTTTTTGCTGCCGTATTTTTTCGGTCTTCCTGTCTTCATTCCGCCGTTCCTCCTCTCCGGCGCTTATATGTTCGCGCGCGTGCGCACACGCAGGTGCGCGCTTGTCGTGGGGAAAAAGTCTTTCATGCTGCTGGCACCCGCCCGCTCGCCGTCTTTTCTGCAGCTTCCCTTGGGCGGGGCGCTTTTTATCTCGCATTCCGTCCTTCCATGCTGCACCGTATCACAAAATCCACGTCGCGGAGTGTCAACATTCAGGCAACAAAAAAGCGGGGCAGCCGCAGCTGCTCCCGCTCCTTGTCATAGCTTCCGTGGGAAGTTCTCGTAGTATTTTCTCACCAGCCTGTACAGCGTCTCCCGGCTGATGTAGTGCTTCATCGCCAGCGCCGTGGCCGTGGTGTCCGTCGTCACGAACTCGAACAATGCCTGATAGTGTTCGCCGCCGTGCTCGATGCACAGGTTGAGTATCTTCTGCTGTTCTCCCGCCGAAAGCTCGTTGTACATACGGGACACGAAGTAGATGTACCCCTGCCTGTTATAATCGACCTTTACGCCGCTCTTGTATCGGAACATCTTCTCCAGCCCCTCCTCGTCGTCAGTCCTCAGTACCCGGAAAACTCTCCCGGACAGTGCCCCCCCCGCAAGCAAACTCCACCGTGTGGTATCGCCCCTTGGGATGGATGTACACCACCGTGCCCTTCATCGGCACGGCCTTGGATTTGCCGCTCGCATCCTCTCCGTGGATGGTCTGCGGCGTGCGCATCACCTTGTCTCCGATTTTCACAGCGCTTTCCCTCCATGCCGGTACGGTCTGGTCTTGTTGTACTCGTGCTTAATGCGCAGCAGGCCGTCCACATCCACGCCTTCCTTGCCGCACCAGTCCAGAATACGGATAAGACAGTCCAGCATCTCCACTGCGATGCCCTCCGGCTTGCACCGGGTCTTGTCCTTGCGCT